GTACAACAAACTCAACATCAATGGTTGCAGTTGTACCTGATCCGCCTGTAGCGTCAATAGCTACGATTTGCCGCCTTCTATAGTCTGCATCAAACCACGTCATATCTAGATCCCTGTTCTACTTTGAAATGTAACTGTGACCTCAATATAACCGATTGCAATCCCATCCAATCCAAATCTGTCTCCTTCGATTGCTGTAAAATTGCAAATAACATTGTCAATCGTTCTTGTTGTGTCAGGATTTGCCAGGCCTAGAAAGCGATCAGCTGTGATTGACTTAATGATATCACTGGTTAGATTCAGTACATTTTTTGTACGGTCTGCAAGATTTGCACCACCACAAAAGCAATAGAGCTCATACCTAGCTGACATACGATACGATGCTAGATTCAAACCTTGTTCTGTTGTATAGTCCAGGAATGATACAGATGCATAAGGTGCACGAGGAGGGTCCAACAAAGCACCGATAACAACAGAATTACGCATATCAAGGCCACTATGCTCACTAGAAAAATCTTGTGCAGCTTTACTTTGTAGTGCCTCAAGTACTCTATATATTGTTGCATTTGCCATATTAATCTCTAATCAATGCAAGCCTTAAGAGCTCTTGCAAATGTGGTTGAAGTTCTTTCTGTTGATCTCTGATACTACGACCTAAAAACAAACGAGGTCTAATTGTAACATTTCTACCTCTGCCTGCTGTCCGTGTTCCAAACTCAATAGCTCCAGCGTATTCCAACTCAGCACCACCAAATTGACCACCTGCCTGTAGTACAGCAGTCGGCTTGCCATCAAGTATCACAAAACGACCTGCAATACTTTGACGCAGTCTCCCAGTTCTGTTGTTGAATCCAGAAAATACATTTTGCTTTGATCGTCCCTCCATTTGGAGAGCAGCGATTTTAAGTCGTTTAACTAGCTGTTTTAATAAACGATCTGCACCGCCTGACAACTCCCGATCAAATTTCTTTGGGGTAATTTCTCTCATTGTACCCCCTATATAATCACAAACGTATTGCGGTAAGGATACAAGATCTCTTTAACCTCTTGAGGTATTGTATTTGGCAGATATGAGGTTGTAGCGTTTCTAACTGACTGGCTTTTTTTACCTTGACTTGATTTAGCTCTATGTAGCTGTGACGCATAGACACAAACAGCATGAACAAGATCCTTATGAAACAGCGTAAATCCAAACGTGCCAACAACTTTATTGCCACGATATGCGTTCGTAAATCCAACTGTAGAGGTATTTGTTTTGATGATTAACAGGCCTTGCTGTTTATCAATCTCATACTCATCAGCGTTAACTTCTGTATCACTACCATATTCACGATCAGGATCAGCGTGTACACTGGTGATTGTTACAACAGGTCTAACTGGTAAAGGCAAAACGCTGATATTGTCGTACATGTACGAATCAATATACAGCGTATAGGTTGCAACAGCTAGTGTCTTTGTAACACTGCTATCAGGTGCAGGAAAGCCGAGGAAACGGGCAACGTTTGCCTCGACTCTATCCAAAAGATCTGACAGTTCTGTATCGCTCCCTGTGCCTGTAATTTCAGGCAGGTACTCCTTCAATATATCCGTAGTAACAAGAGGCATACATTTTTAACCTAGATCAGTGAGTTAGTAAGAACGGGCTTGACGAAGATGTAAACAGACACAAGCGTTTGTTGCTTTACCTGATGCAGTCTTTACAACTTTAACAATGATGGGAGTGCCAGCCTCATAGATTGCTTTATCTTCATGACCTTGAGAAACCAGGTCAGCAGAAACATTTGCAGTGAGTGCACCTTGTTGTCCTGTTTGTGTTTTCCATTCAAGAAGTACATTTGTTTTGTCATTGCCAAGCACTTGGAATGTTGCATAGTTTGATGCGTCTTCAGCGATACCTGCAAAATCAACAATCTTTGCACTAACAACTTCCATACGCTCATCAAAGCAAATTGACACGTTGTCACCAGCACCAGCAGCTGTTGAAAGTCGCACATATTCGGGGTAATAATAAGACATTTTTTTCTCCAATAAAAGGCGGGGAGCAGTGCCCCCCATTAATTTAATGATTATACGTTGAAACCGAAAGCAACGTTTTTGATTGCGTCAGCGTCAAGAGATCCAAATGTCAATCGCTCAGTAGCTACCATGTTGTAAGCTCCTGATTTGATGTCCTGCTCTTGTGCGATCTGGATGCCACGACGTGCGAAGATGTTCCAGCTGTCTCTTGATACAACAAGCATCCCTGTTTTGTCGTTACCTGCACCAGCGTACAAACCAGTACCAGCAAGATCAGCAGACAAGAATCTAGATACAACAATCGGCATGCCGAAGATGGATCCCATTTGACCTGTAAGGATTGTTGCTTGTGGTCCAAACTTGTCAAGGGTGATCACTTGCTCCAATCCAAGCAAGCTGTTGTAAAGAGCTTCAGGAGAAACAATCAACACTTTGTCAGCAGCAGCATACTCACCCAGCTGTGAGATCAATTGCAGCATGTTTGTTGTAGTCACAGCACCAAGAGCTAATTGAGTAGCCTTGTCATAAGATGCTGCACGCAAACCGGTGAACAGACGTCTGTGATCATTTGAACCACCAAGACCGGCTGCACCCCATCGCTCTCTGATGTTCCAGGTAGCGATTTGATCTTGATGAGCTGCAGCAGCGTCACCATTGATGATTGCATCTTCGACTGCATCTCTCATATCCTTAGCGATCATGCGTTGCATAGCAGGCAACAACAAAACAGCAGAATCTTCAATCAACTCTTCATCCAGGATGTAACGGGTTGAGAGGCCTTTTGCAGTGATTTGAGTTTGACCCATTGACACAGTAGATACTGGATACAATGCAGGATTGTCGCTGCTCACGGTTCCCTTGATGTAAGGACGTCCACCACGATCGATGCGAGGAGCAAGCATTGTATTTGAAGTCATTTGTACTTCACTGAACAAAGAGCGCACAACAGTAGGCACTTCAAACTTCATGTGAAGTTCTGCCAAGAATTGATCAGGAATGAGCTCAGCACCTACACCAGCACCATCATAGTTTGCTTTTGAGATTTGAGCAGCAATAGCACGAGGAGCAACAGCTAAGTGGCGAGCGATAGCAAGATCCAATTTTGGAGTGTGCTTTTCACCAACAAGCATATTCTTTACCATGCGACGGTCATTTGCCAATCTCTTCATTTCAACGTGCCAGTTTGACAAGTTCTCTTCAGTGTCAAGCAATCCAGCCTCATGTATAGTCTGTACGCCTGTAGCAGTCTTGACTTGAGTTTTTCCAGCTGTCCAGCGAATAGTGCCATCCTTGTTGACAAATTTCTTGAGCTCTGAATCAGTGCCAGTGATCTCAACAGAATCAGCACGATATACAGCCTCTTCTGTAAGTCGTTGAGCCTCTTTGAGCGCTTTCATTTGTTGCTCAATGTTAGCTACTTTTTCATCCTGGTTATTTCGGAGGCTTTTCAACTCTCCCATAATTTGCTTAACTGCATCAATGTTCGACATAATATACTCCAATGTCTATTTGTTAAATTGTCTTAATTCACGAAGAAAATCATCAAGAGACATATATTTCTCTTCATCTTCATCTTCATCTTTCATTTTGTCTTTTTCATCTTCACTATCTTCATCATGATAAGAATCTTCTTTGTGGTCATCATCATGATATTTTTCTTCATCGTGCTCTTCATCATGTGCACGTTCCTCTTCTGACTCCTCTTCTTTCATGGCGTCCTCTTCAGTCTCCATGTCGTCAGGTGAGTGTCCAGCAAACTCAACCAGGTAATTGCCATTGTCAAGCTCTTGTACTGAAATGATATGTTTGTTGATGATCAAGGATCTTGCAACGTCTGCCAATCCGATCTCTCTTGTAAATTGCTTAGACAAGGTAGCCTCATTGTTTGCGGGTATTGTTACGATAGAAACTTCTAAAAGCTCGGACTTTTGAAAGTATTGCCCTGACTTTCCATGATAAGGATGATCAGTAGGCAAAGCAGAACGATTGACAGCTTTGCTTGGTTGGAATCCGACTGATACAGCATTGATAAAGCCATCTCTAACCTTTTGCTCAATCGTTTTCGCCATGTCATCTTTTTGGTCAAATTCCACCTCCAGCATTAGCTGCTCATTTTCGACATAAGCTTTACCTTTGCCGATGGGCATCTGTGCAGGATTGTGATTAAAAAGCACGACGGGGTTGCGATTATATGCACGTAAGTCCCACCCTTTTTGATCTACAACATCACCATAACGATCAGGTGTGCTTGTAGACGCAACAAACTTGATTGGCTTGTCTTTTGTAGTCTTACTTGCTTGAAAATCTTTATACTGCATTTGTGCCTCTCTCAGTTATGGTATAGCATACAACTTCAACTGTCGAAGATTTATTTGCGTTCACGATATTTCTCATAGCACTCTTCAGAGCTTTCAATGAACGTCTCACAGTGATTAATAATCACCTTTGAATTCGCTACGTTCGCTATTTCCTCACACTCTGCACCACTTGTCTTTGCCTCAACTCCACGCTGCATGACACGACAATACATTTCCCTACAAAGCAAGTCACCGTTTTCCTTGATGTATTCAGCACTGCATGGTTCGATGAGCAAATCTAGGTTTGTCAATTGTTTAGCTACATCTCCAACTGGATCTGAAGGCTCTATGATTATTGGTTCAACTGGCTGACTTACTGGCTGCTCTTTTTTCTTTGTTATTGCAAGTGTTGTTGCACCACCCAAGATTAATCCACTTAAGCCAATTATCAAGTATCCAGTAAGCATGCTTAACTCCATGATCTTCATTTTAATTCTCTATG